GTGAGTCCCGTAGGTGTACGGTTTACGCGAAAGATAAGCTATATAATGTGCCAGACCCTCTCCGTCCTGTTCATAATAGTCAATTATCCTGATCTCCCTCCTCAAAACCTGATAGAAGATGATAGCGGTACTATCACTTATTCCGAGGTCAAATGCCGTATGAACAGGTAACATAGTCTCGTAAGGCACAGCTTCAAGCCGACCCTCTTCCTCTGCCCTGTCCATGAACGACCCATAATAACTTCCCTCAATCGCGGCAGTAAAACTGCACTCGTACTCTTGAGCATACTCGGCTGGGGTCATTATGGTCTTAGCGTCTTCTAACTCATCTTGGTCAATGACCCCTGTCTCAGAAGCCCTAAAGAGTGCTGTCATCCATGTCGAATCCTTGGCTTCTTCCCTAACCTTCGCGGATTGATATAAGTCGTAAAATAGGTCATTGCCTTGTGGAGTCCCTATCCATATGGCATACCCCTTACGATCTGATAAACTTGGTCTAATAATCTCGCCAAAGAGACTTGATGGCATCTGGGCATACTCGTCAAGCACCACCCCATCGAAATACTGCCCGCGAAGTGCGTCTGGATCATCCCCTGCACCATATAACCGAAGTCGTGAGCCATTGGGATAATCAATCCGTAACTCAGTCTCATTAATGAGTATCCGAGGAACTGGTCTGGACATATTCTTTAAGATGTCCCATGCGATCGTTTTAGCCTGACGATAAGTGGGAGCAATATATGCCAACCTAACATTGTCCTTACGCATTGTCAGTGCGTCACGGAGTAAGTGATTAATCGCCCAGAAGGTCTTCCCAAAACGCCTGTGTGCCACGACTACAGACCACCTCTTTATATTGTCATGGAGATGTCGTTGGAGTGGTCTTGGATAATAGGGTATCTCTACTTCTGGCACTATAATACTCCCTGAAGGTTTATAACTAGCTTATGCTATTATACCAAAAAATATATAGTGTGTTGAAGTTAGTGTGTGTTGGTTGCCAGTGTTAATGGGTGGGGATCAGACCTACCCCCCCTGTTTCTTGGAATCATCGCTGTTGTCTTCGATAACCTCTATCACTTCACCACCTATCTGTTTAGGCGCATCATCTGGGGATCTCCAGTGAACTATTAATGCACTGGTATCTATCTTGGAGATGTCTTTCTTCGTACTTATATAAGATAACAACTCGGAATAACAGCTACGGGCTGTTCCTAAATCACCCTTATCCTCTGCCATTTCGGCTACTCTGACAAGTGCTTCTGCTGGGTTTAGACCCTCTTTCTCTACTATCTCCTTAACATCCCTGGATATGGTTATACGAGTACGAGTACCATGCACTGACCCACCAGTTTTACGCTTACCTTTGCCCCACCCAACCTCACCAAACTTAGGCGCTCTGGGTGGGGTAAGCGTGGGTGGTGAGTGTGTGGCTACATAAGGATCGTGAACGTGGTGGTGTACATCAACCCCATTCTCATCTGTATACCGTTCACAAGAGTTCGCACCTGTCTCGATCTTAGTTATGTACTTATCTACTTTAGACATAAAATCCTCCAATTAACCGTGTTAAAAGTATATATATGTGAGCGTGGGCGGGCGTGTTAGCGTCAGGGGGTCACGCCCCTCTTTACCCTCCCCACCCTTTTAATAAAACGCCAAAATCACGATTTCACGCTCTCATTATATCAAAATGACACGCTTACACGCTGATTTGATGACATTTTAATGTGTCGATGATGTTCTGACAATGGAACGCAATACTTTTCATACTGATCAGCCTGATCCAATGATTGGGTGTGACAATGACAGCATGACAACGTGACTATCAATCTCAATCAATGCTTGGCACTCTTATATATAAAGGGTAAACTGGAATTGTCAGAGATGACAACCGGGAACAATCCCGGACAACTACCACCAACACAAAGGAGTAAGGCGTTATGATCGACTACAAAAACTGCACGAATCAAAAGTACATTGAAGAACAGAGAGACTTAATTACGGCAATAACTGCCGCAATTGGGCTAGTTGGGTGTGTAACCTTACTATTAATTTTATGGGGTGCAACAGTATGAGTATTACAGTGAATCAAATTACTGAAGCGTTAGTGATGGCGGAAGAACATGGAGGTGAATTTAAAACCGCTCGGCTGAATGAAGTAACGAAATTCGCTTCAGGCGAATACCAACTAAGCGAGCATATCAATCGAATGCGGCTACCTCTTGGAGTAGATATACCGCATTTCCCTAAACAAGAAGTATCATCAAAATTTGATACGGTGGCTATTTTTAATCGTGTAGTGGAGGGTGAACCAAGGTATACAACTACCAAGATAGGAAAGTATCTAAAGAGAGTCACTACATTAGAAGAGGGAGAAATTAATCGGCTATCTTCACTGTATAAAGCCGATCATAGAGCATATACAAATCAGCAGAGTATCAATGTGCAGATAGCAACAAGCTCTCCTGACATTGTAGAGATGTATGAGCAAAGTGGAACACTGTCTGAATGTTCTACTGATTACCCCGCACAGTCATGTATGGGCGGTCGGCACTCGTATGAATGGGGGGCATATTTCGACACAGATGTGTTACACCCTGCTGGATGTTACGGTGGCGAGAGTGGTATACAGCTCGCTTATATCTATGGTGATTGTAATGGTGAAGATACTGTACTTGCGAGAGTTCTTGTTAGACCCGATCAACAGCTAATGAGCCACAAAGTTTATGGTAGATGCCCCGAAAGAGATATTCTAGTGCAACACATGAAAGACTTAGGATTTAAACAATCGCCTCGGTTTCTTCAGGGTGTATATCTAAACCCGTTACCATTGGAAGATCATAACTCAACAGATAAACAGCACCACCTAATAATCCCATATCTCGATGGTACTAGCTCACTATCATATAGTGAATATACTAAAAAGTTTAGAGTAGACCCAAAGGGTTATTTTCAAGCCGATGGTGGGCATTATCAGTACATGGCTAGTACAGCATTATTAGATAATCGTCCTGCTTGTCCAACGTGTGATAAGAGGTCATACAAGTCTAACGGCTTACATCATTATTACCATTCAACATTGATGTTCTGTTCTAAAAAATGTTTAAAAGAGAGTGATGAGTATTCGACCGTTAAAGGACATGGCATTTTTAGAAATGATGAATTAGGGAAGTATCGAAATAAATTATATGTTTTGCAATGGCTCGACCAAAGCACTCACAATAAGCATGGTTTGCGAACGTGTATGAATTGCGAACACGATGCGAGATCAGATCGAAATACAAGAAAAGTAATTGTTCCGCTCCACCGCAGAAGTACAAGTATTATTTCCGATAATGGGTATTACTACTGTTCAGTAAAGTGTATTTCTGTAGAGCATGAACAAACAACAAACTGGATAAGAAAAGGGAGAAGATAATGCAAAACTTAAAAGACGAATATTTAGAAATGTTAAAAACTATGAGACCGGCAATGAGTGTCGAGGAAGATGCTTGGTGTGAGAAATTCATATTACCAACTATCGAAATGCATGGTGGTTTCGAGGATAGTTTCGGAAATTTTATGTGTGAGATTGGAGACAATCCCGATAAACTATTTTTAGCCCATACTGATACAGTACATCAAATCGGTGGACAACAAAAATTGCTGATAGACGATCAGTACTCGGTCGTATCATCAACAGCAAATTGTCTCGGAGCGGATGATACGACCGGAATCTTCATTTTACTACAACTACTCAAATCGTCCAATCCACCCAATGGGGTGTATATCCTCATGAGGGAGGAAGAAATTGGGTGTAACGGCTCAGAACACTGTGCTAACACACTATGTTTGGACAATATCACACAAGCTATATCGTTTGACAGAAAAGGGTATAACGACATCGTCACAACCCAATTAGGGGTGCGAACTGCCAGTACACAATATGCTTTGCAATATGAAAGCCTTGGAATGCAATCAGCCGTGGGTAGTGTAACTGATAGTGCCAGTTTTCGTTTTAAAGTGAATGAATGTGTGAATTTATCTGTCGGATATTTCAATCAACACACCACTAACGAATATCAAGATATAGATTTTATGCTTGAACTAATAGATAAGCTTTTAGAATTTGATTGGGATAATTTACAAGTCTTTAAAGAACCATGTGAAGAAATTGATTGGGGATATGCCACCAACTATGGGTATAACTCCAATGGGTATCGCTCAAGTGTAACGTATCCACCACTCAAACCAAAAAAGACGCACAAGAAAATCAAGGTCAAAACTAAAGCACCAGTTTACCAACACACCGCAAGCAAGTTAGAAATATTCATTAGAAATAGACCAAGAGCAACGAACGATTTTTTAGAACACATGGGTTTCAGTTTAGCCGATATACACGAATATTTAGACGATCAAAACAACAAGGATTTTAAACTATGAACAAACAATAAATGATGATGAACGGCTAGTGTCACTTGCTAGTCGTTCAGCTTATTTTTAAATCTATTTACACAAGTATATTTAACAATGAGTTTTTAACAACACCACCAAGGGGTAAAAAATGACAACGAATCACCGATTAATTGAAGACGAAAAGTGTCGTGTAACAATAGTAGAACACCTAAAGGATTTTAACCCATCAACGATAACCGTAGATGAACTGATCGAGACAGGCGTATCAAGTGACTATGTATCACAATGCATTAGCCAAACGTGGGATTTAGAAAACCCACTAAGGGGATATTCTTATAACCCAATAAAATATCTATACACAAAAAACGATTTAGTTAAACACACCATTGTCGATGAAATAGGAAATAGTTTTAAGGTAGATTTAGAAACTATTAAAGATATAGCATGGCAACCACTTAACGAATATCAGGTTTCCATGAGTGCAAAAGAATATTTAAATTTACGAAATGATGCAAATGATCGGACAATAAAAAACCCCGATGAATTTGTACATTGGTTTCTGAACTCGGAGCGTAAATAAAAGAGATCGGACGAATCAGGGAGAACTCACAGGTCAGGGAAGACCCATGATTTTAATGGGAAAAAACCCATTTTGGGAGTGGAGGAACGAGGAACATAGTTTGAGAAGGTGGGCGCAAAGTGGATGCTAAACCTAACTCAAACCAATATCACCTCATCGCTGATGCCTAATTTCCACACCATTAGAGATTTCATAGTTTCTACCACAATGGTAGCACGACCTAATCCCCTTGGAATAATACACAATCATGTTCGCACCACAATGACATTGATTCTCTGACCTTCGTGGTTCTTCCGTTGGTCTGACCCATTTATTTAACCACTTAATCACTTAACCCCCCACGAATCACCTACTAAACAACCACCGTCCAACAACCCTGTAATATCACCATCAGGGAATATCTGCTTAAACCCATTTAACATTGCCATCTCCAGTAACTCTTTACTCCTGTCAACATCACGATCTGCTGACTCCATAACAATCTCATCATGAACCACCGCAATAGGTCGGCAGTCAATATCCTCCCAACTTAGCAACCTGTCCAACTCAATGATTGCGGCATACATCACATCACTAGCTGACCCCTGTACAGGATAATTGTAACAACATGATGGTGAAACACCCCTGTTCACATAAATAGTTCTCCCCCCTGCTGTAGTTAATAACCCACCTTGTGACCCTATCTTAGCTTGAGCATCCCGCCAGACCGATACTTTAGGGTAGGTTGACTTCCACAACCTGATGAACCCATTAGCCTCTTCAACAGTACAATCCATCAACTTAGCAATACTTCTAGCACCCATGCCGTATTGCATACCAAAAGTTAAACTTTTTGCGGCTCTACGTTGTGCCTTAGTGACCTCATCAACTGAAACACGGAACATTTTAGCCGCAGTACCTCGATGCACATCAATCCCCTTAGAGAAAATATCACCAAGTACATCACAATCTGCCAACATACCACCCACACGAACCTCAATTTGTGAGTAATCGCAGACTAAAATCTTACAATCCTCGGATGCTTTAAATAACCCTCTAAACGCCCCTGACGGCATATTCTGTAGATTAGGCTCAGATGATGACATTCGTCCTGTCACCGCACCCATAATCCTCAGATGACCATAAATACGACCATCACTAACCAATTTTCGTAACGAACTGCCGTATGTACTCTTAATTTTCTTCCTTCGTTGACGAGCGAGATACCTAGACAACACCTTACGCAAATACCCATCCTTAATATGCCCACCAGACAACCGCTCAGTTAAAACAGCCCTACCCAATGTTAAAGCACCACCACCTGTCTTTTCCCACCCTGCCAAAGCAGAGCGTCTATCCTCTAAAGGACACTCCGATAACTTGGCATTAACCCACTTAACAACCTGTGTCGGTGAATCCCAATTCGCAATCTCAGGACAGATGCGATTAAGACTCCTAGATGCTAACTCAACACCCTCTTCAAAGCGTCTAAGAACACGCTCATGACCCACAATATCAAAAGGCATACCGTTACTCATCATACGGTCAATAGGAGCGACACTACTCAACAACAACTTATACCCTTTGACCATCCCACGGTCATTTAACTGCTTACCCAACACCTTCCACAAATCCAGAACAATCTCGGAATCTGCCATAGCATAAGATATTTGTGTGTCAGTTAACTCCAAGGCGTTCCAATTACTTTTCTGTTGGGTCTTGGGCAAATCCACTTTAAGAAACCGTTTACAAGCGTCAGCTAACGAAATCGCCCCACCATACATTGAACCATAAGCTAACATCGTATCGTGGATAACAATCCTATCCCCAACCTCTGGACAAGCGTGGCGAATCCACTTGTGTTCAAACTGAGCATTATGTGCCACGAACCCATGTGTATGTTTACTGATCGCTTGGCAGAAATCTCGGAACGCTAAGTTCCCACGGATCACTCCCTCCTTATCCCGATTCTCATAACCAAGGTCAGCACCAAAATCGACAAAAATACCCACATCACCACACCATAATTGAGCCGATCTTACATGACCTATTCGTGGCGATAAACCTGTGGTTTCAAAGTCAATTCCAACCAACGAATCGAACGTGGATAACAAAAATTCGGTCTCGACAAAAGTTATGCTGTTTTTTCGGTAAGGTTGGTAAGGTTTCTCAGAATCCCCTCGGACAACAGAAAAATAATTACCGTTTTTCTCGACCTTACCAACCTTACCAAAATAACCCGTTTTCATAACCATCCTGTGAGAATAATTTATGTCATTACTATTTACATTATTATTATATTTAATAATATTACTCTTTTTATAGTAAGGTAAGTAAGGTTTTATTATTGCCACGGATTCCGTGGCTTCCAGCGTTTTTTCCGACCTTACCGTTTTCCTTACCTTACCAGAATCAGATTCATTACTATTTAGTAATGGTTTCAGCGTTTTTCCGATAAACTCCGAGTTTTCGGGGTTTTCGGGTTTTTTGGTAAGGTTTTGGTAAGGTTTTGTGTTTTTGGTAAGGTTTTTTTCATCCACGCTAGAACCATTACTTTTTAGTAATGGTTTCAGCACCTTTCCCAAAACCTTACCAAAATCCTCATCGCCACCCTCTTTTGTGGTCTTTTTGAACCCTTTACAGGTAGATTTCAACCCACCACACCAGTAAGTTCCCTTCACCCACCCACGGTGTGCCATGCCCCGATTGATACCATCTTTAAGCTGTTTTTGACACCCTGTAGCGAACTCTTCCGCATACACTTCCAACCAGAATAGTTTGGGGAAAAAGACTGTCAAAGACTCATCACGGTCGTGCCATTCAATGTCAATATTCCTTTTATCCGTGGCATCTAGAATGATTGGTTGCTGTGTAATATACATATCCACAACGTCCATAATGTCATGGTCTAAGAACCGACTACTCTGCTCTGACCTGACAATTTCTGCCATACTCTCATCGTCCACCCACCAAGATTCACCTGATTTATAGCGGTGTACCGCCTCACCCCAGAGTTGGTTTCTGTCACGTTCCAAACCCTCAATATCCACGGTAGCACCAACCTCACAAGGAAGAAACCTACGATTCCCTGATGGGTCACGCAGATACTCTTCACCATTGGGGTTATGCGTACCAATAAACACACATCGTCTGGGCAATGACGAACTGTGCCGCTCAAACGGCAACCTCACCTTATCAACCTTACGACTAATAAAAGACTTTTGTTGGTTGATTGCGGTCTTGGAGAACGCTCCCAACTCAGGAATTTCCACGATGAACGCACCTTGCAACAGAATCACAGCATCTTTGTTCCCAAGATCACCCTCAATCCCATCGCAGAACCATGTCTTATCGGGGCATAAACTCTCTACAAGGGTACTTTTCTTACGCCCCTGTGCAGATTCCAAGATGAGCATAGTGTCTACTTTAACCCCATTCGGGTTGTTATTAAGACCTCTGGCTACAGCACCAATCAACCACTTAGCACCAATGATGTTAAGGTAGTCCTTGCGGTCAGTACAGTTAGCATAGGTAAGTAGCCAATCATCAACTCTAGGCACACCATCCCACTCAACACCCTCTAAGTAATCTTTCAAGGGGTCATAGGAGTTCTCAGACAATCTTGCAACTGACAGCATCCCATCATCGGTCAGGTTCTTACCCACCAAGATGCCCATGTCATTCAACTCTACATTTGCCATCATGGTGTCATGGTCAGTCCACTCACCAGAACTTGCCCACGGCAGATCATCACCACTGTCGCTGATCTCTACGGTGTGGGTGAACAGATTGAACCGCAACTTATTCTTAAACTGTGGTGCGTGTCTAAAGGCTATGTGGACATTCTTAGCGATCTTCTCAACAACCCCCTTGTCACTCATCAATAGCCTGTCACGCCACGGCACAGCGTCATCTGGGGAGAATGGTGGAGCATCGGACGAGAGGGCTAGAAACTCCACGATGCTACGCCCACCATTCAGCCAATCGGAGACATCCCCCTTGTCAGGGAGTCCATCTAACATCAGCACCTTAACACTATTAGCGACAAGCATAACGGACATACCCACTACGTTCATGTGCTTACGCCCTGCGGTGTCATTGTCAGGTACTAAGATAATATCTTTGCCCTTGAGCGGTGGGTTGTAGTGGTCAATAGACCACCTCCCTGCACCGTCAAAGTTAGTGGTGGCAGTTATCCCAAGGTCAGTTAAGGTATCAACATCTTTCTCACCCTCCACGATGTACACTTCCTGTGAAGATATAACTGCACTCAGGTTGTACAGGGGTGGGTGTCCTTTGGGTTTGCCGTAGATAAAAGCACCCGTTTCATTATATGTACCGATGACAAAGGTCTTTTTCCCTGCGGATGATTCTTTACGTTGCTTTTCAAACAGTAATTCCCCATCCTCAGAATAGTATCGGTACTTAGAAGTCACGGTGCTACGGCTACCCTTGCCCTTAACACTTGTTCTCAGGTCTGACTTGGTTGCCCACAGTTCCCTGTTCTGGAGTTCTGCAACGACTTCGCTCTGCTTACAACCTCCACGGCAGAACACCAGTATGCCACCACCTTTCTTATCGGTGATAACCAGAGAGGGGTCATTGTCAGGGTGGTTAGGGTGTACACATTGCGTAACCCATGAACCGTCTTTTTCGACTTTAGCTAGGTCTGGTGATATTGACTCTGCTACAAATTGTGCGGTGATCTTATCCATGTTTTTATCCTTTTATCCCCATAAAAAAGAAACCCCGATACACAGGATCGGGGTGCGACTTCATTAAGTAAGTCAAGGGTTGCCAGAGCGCATCAACTCAGACACTTTCTTTCTTAATAAGGGTGTTCTGACTCTTGGTGGTGGTGTGGTGACTATCAAGTCATTGGGCGTGATATAACCCCATGTAGCAGACTCAACACGCTCTAGGGTCTTGTAACCAAAACGCCTAAAACCTGTACTGAGTTGGTACAAGTATTGTTCTGAGGTGTCCATGCGTTTGGCTAACTCTCTGCGTTCATGCGTAGATAACCCCAGATAAAATTCCTTAAATTTGGTCATGCTCTAACTTTCCCTGTGCTTTGATAGTTTTAATATTATAGCACTAGCTAGTGATGTTATCAATACTCTAATCCATGTGCCTTTAAGAACTTTTTCTCATGCACCAATATTCTTCCACCGACACGGACAACACAACCACGCTCCCGCAGATGATGTTTGGATTCTTCGTGGAGCATGAATCGGACACCACCTTCCGTGAAGACAGGATACCGTTGACAGAACTGCTTTATAGTAGAGTATGTCCAATCAATCTTAATTTCGGGTTCATTCCTTTGTCTTCTATCCTCTTTAACTCGCTCTTTAATAAGGTCTTCAATCCTGTCCTCTTCGGCATCTCCGAGGTAGGTGGTCTGCATAAGTGGTCTTTGTCTTTTTGACATATTTATTACACCTCGCTAATGTAATTCAAGATTTATATTATTTTCATGTGTGGTGTGGGTTTTCAGTAAATCCACCGCCTTAACTACAATGTCAGGGGCGATAGCTGTTGGTAGGTCAACTAACTGTAGATCACCTTCCTCGCTGAGTATCGCCCACGCTAGATCAGGGATTGAGTAGAGTAAGTTCGCTATTTTCACGTTAACGATACACCTGTCCACCAGATACCAATCACCTTCTATACTCTCTCCACCGACACTTTTTATCTTTTTAACTAATGTTGATGGTGATGTTGCTATTTGGGAGTTCCAATCATCTGTTATTTTCTTAAGTATGTCATCGCCCATGTGTCCTCTTATTGGTTGTAGGAGGCTTGATTCTATCAACTATCGGCAATCAGGTGCAACTAAATTAAATATTGCTATCCACGACTAGCTTGTGCTATTATTAATTTGCACTCTTCAAAGAGTGTACATATTTTGAGAAAAGGAGATAATGAGAATGAAGCGAGTTAAAAGAGATATAAAAACCATCAGTCTGCATCTTGATGCGGCTGTCAAAGAACAGTTAGACGAGCGGTTCAACGCTAAATATAAATGGAGTGATAGTGCAGAAGACCTGTTCACACAACAGGTGATGCGTATAGCAAGGGATGAGTACCGGCAAATTAGTGGTATTGACTTCACCCAACGCCCAAGTGTCCAATCAGCAATCAACACATGGATCGTGATCGGTCTGCATGAGTATGAACTGGCAATCGCCAGAGCCAAAGAAGATGTCCATTATAGTGAGAATGTTATGAAGAATGCTTATTGCCGACCTTGTGCGGTAAGGGTTACGTCTGTCAGCGACAAATGCCCTACTTGTGATGATTACGTTGTTATGGATGGGGGCGTGTCATGAAGCAGTTGAAGCGTGTTAAAAGACCTAGAAACAACCCATACCAACTAACAGGTGCGCAACTGGAACTTAAAAAAGACTGGCGGCTTGTGGATGGTGATTTGGTGTGGGTTGTAGATTGCATATTCACGAATGATGGTGAAGCGGTGGTGAAAAGGGTTCATGGTGATGTTAGTGATCCTGCGTTGGATCGGTTAGCCCACGCAGTTATATCAGCATCTCCAGAAACCGTAGTGGTTGAGATTTGGGGGTAACGTGATGAAAAAGTATAGGGCGTATTGGATGAAGAGATACTTCATGTCAGGGGTTCTGGTGGTTAATGCCGATAGTGAGGGTCACGCTCAACATATTGTGAACCTCAAGATTGGCGACCTTGAAGGAAGTATGCAATGGATACCTGAAGCGAATGAGATAGATGTATTGGAGGTGGATGATGCAAAGTAGTAAAATAATTTTGGAAGAACTAACACGGCAAGCATCTGAGTTGAGTCCAGAGGGTATTGATGACCTCATTAGATACTGCCGTAGTTTACAAGCTATAGAACACTCTTGTGGGGTAGTACACGACCCTGTTAAGGGTGGCTATTCTGATAAGGGGGAGAGGGGTAAGTATTGGGCGGTGCGTGATCCAGATACGGAGAGTGTTGATGCCTACATGGAGCGGATAGGTAAAGCAATTCGTAAGGACATAGAAGAGATAGAGGCTTTGCTACCAATCTTTCCAGATAAAAATGGTGGTTCAAATGGATGACTTAACAGCGTTCCGACAGTCTTTGATAGATATACCATACGCTAAAAAGACGGAGTTTCGTACTCAGTCTGGTGATGTTCATGACCGCTCTAAAACTGTTGGTGCAAGTAGCAGTAATAAATGTTTAAGGGCTGTGGCGTATGACAAATCAGATCACCCAAAGGATGTGGGTTACAAGAATCGTTGGGGGTTTTTGGAGCGTGGTCACAATGTTGAGTATTGGCTTTCTAACCTGATTGATAGTTTAGTGCGTGACCGTGTAGAACCATATAGGTATTACGCTTTCTGGTATTGGGGAGATAACCAAGTCACATTAGTCGATGGGAAATTGTCAGCAACTTCTGATGGGTTGTTATCTATCAACAGATCATACAGTACGTCTGCTAAACATTTTGGTGAGTCTGAAACTGGCACTACAGATGATCCTGACGATGATGAGGTTGCGATTGAGATTAAATCAATTGACCCACGATCTAATTTATCTGAGCCTAAAGAGGATCACGTTGTTCAGGTACAGGTTCAAATGGATTTGTATCATAAAAAGACCGACCACAGACCTGATCGGGGTTGGATCATCTATGTGAACGCATCTGACTATCAGGATATAACGATGTTTGAGATTCGGTATGATCCTACTGTTGCTGACGCAGTTCGTGGCAGGGTAGCTAAGATTTTCAGCAACCTAGATGATCCGAGAAAGTTATTAGCCGAGGGCAAATACACAGGGGAGTGTGATTATTGTGCTTGGAGAGATTCATGTGGTGAGTCTGTACTGAAGTATGACCCACCCAAAGAAAATGTCCTAGACGAGAGAGATATGAAACATATATCTAAGCTAGTCATGGAGAGAGATGTATATATGAAGGAGATTAAAAAGGCAACTAAGACGAAGGGTTTTGTAGAGGAAGAAATCAAGATGTTCCTGCACGAAGTTGGATGCGGTGTCGTGTCTGGTTCATGTGACGGAACTGGGTTCAAAGTTAAGTTAACTACCGTGGCAGGGAGGAAGAAATTAGACACGGCACAGATAGAAGAAATTGGGATTGATTTATCCCCATTTTATATAGATGGAAAAGAATCAGAGAGATTAACTATATCAACGATGAAAGAGGTGACAAAGTGAGTGATTTAATGAAAGTGAGTGAGTTAGGAATGTCGGCATTTGATGAGGGTGTGGCAGATGAGGGTGGTGCGTTTTACTACACCAAGTTCAAGGCAGGTGATTGGTTATATGGTGAGGATCAATCTCCAATATTGCCAGAGCAGATATTTGTTGTAGACGTACACAATAGTGCGGCAAAAGGGTTTCTTTGCTACGTTGATGGTAGCGTACCGTCAGAGGTTACAGCGTTGTACAAGGATGTTGACTCTGGTGCGGATAATTTCCCTAAAAAGTCAGAGTTAAAAGACTATTCTCCAGACAAGAGTGGTGTTTACTCTGATGGGGATGGGTGGAAGAACGTGTTGAAGATTGACTTCACGGACTTTCAGACAGGGGAGTTGTATAAGTATTCAACGTCCACGGTTGGGGGAACGGTAGCTGTATCTAAATTGATAAAAGGGTATATGCAAAATGCCAGAAAGGTTGGTAAGTTTCAGATGCCTATAGTGTCTTTAACTTCTTGGGATATGCCAAGTAAGAAGGCTCGTAACAAAACCAAGTCTGTCCCTGCACCAGAGATAAATATCATGGGTTGGGTTGATACGGTAGAACTGGCTAAGGCTACTGGATACAAAACCATAGCAGATATACCAAAGGAAGGTGAGATAGTGCCGCCTAAAGTAGCATCAGATGATCGTGTACCATTTTAGGTTATGCGAGAGTCTGTTATTGAAAAATATCTAGTTAAACAGGTTAGGTCTGTGGGGGGTGATGCCTTTAAGTGGTCATCCCCATCTACTAGAGGTGTTCCAGATAGACTGTGCATTTTCCCGAGGGGAGTTGTTATTGCCGTGGAGTTAAAGGCTCTGGGCAAGGGCAACTCCCTTACTGCGTTGCAACAGCACCAGATTAACAGGTTGCGGTTGTTTGGGTTGAGGGTAGAGGTCATAGATTCAAAAGATGGTGTAGATTCATTAGTTGCGGAGGTAATGAGTAATGAGACAGGCTGAAGAGATAGTTAATCTTGTAAAGTCACGTCCTGAGTTGTTCGATGGGATTAATGACAAGGTGGTAAAGAACTTCGTTGAGTGGTTGCCAAATAATATGTATGTGTTTGATGCGTTTGAGCGAAACGCAAAGTATCTTAAACGTGTATCTAAGCGGAAAAGCTACAGCATATCAGCAATACGAGAAAAGATACGTTGGGATTCCGCGATCAGTGATAACACAGTTCATGTGAAGTTGGCTAATAACCAAAGCAGTTGCATCGCAAGGTGTATCATGGCACTGAATGAAGAGTTGCATGGGATGTTCAGCACCAACAATAGTAGAGTTCATTGGGATGCTTGGGAATTAGGGGTTGCCGAAGAGGTTGACCGTGATGTGGTAGAGGTGTATCTACCTACTGATGGGGAACGGACAAATGCGGAGTGACACTGACTTATTCAAGTACCAAAGAGTTGGTGTTGATTTCCTAATTAGTCGCTTAGAAGGTGGGCTACTTTCATATGACACTGGGCTTGGAAAAACAGTCACAATGTTGACCGCCCTAAAAAAGTTAATTGCTGATGGGAAATGTAAAAAAGCACTAATTCTAGGGACTCCACGAATTGCTGAGAGTGTTTGGGCGGAAGAGCCATATGAATGGGAACACCTAAAGGACATATCAGTAATACCGATTAATGGTAATCCACAGAGAAGAAGAGAGCTGTTAGCGTCTGATCCTAAAATTATATCAATGTCATATGACTTAGTGGGTTGGTTAGTTCAAGAATTAAAAGACCAGGGAATTGCTTGGTCATATGATACTTTGATACTGGACGAGTCTAGTATGGTTAAGAATCACTCTAGTAAACGATTTAAGACGCTTAAAGGGATTAGGAACAAAGTAGACAGGGTGTTTTGTCTGTCAGCAACTCCTGCCGCGAATACATTAGCATCACTATGGACACAGTTCAGATTGATTGATGGTGGTACGAGGTTACATAAATCATTCACAACATTTCAGAATGAGTTTTTCTACCCTACTGACTACAATAAGTGGAATTGGGAATTAAGGCATGGGGCTGGTAATGATATTATGGAGAGGATCAAAGATATTACTCTTCGTATGTCTAAAGAGGACTATCTTAGTTTACCTCCATTGATACACAACACCATTAATGTCACGTTGCCAGAAAAGGCATATACAACTTACAAGCAGTTAGAGCGTGACTTCATAGTTGAGATAGCTAATAACCCTATAGCGGCAGTGAACTCTGCTGTCCTGTCTGGGAAATTACGCCAAGCGTGTAACGGGTTTTTATATACCGAGGTCAAGGAGATCGTCCAGATCCATGTCGAAAAGCTTAAGGCGTTGAGCGAGTTAGTAGAAAGTTCTGTGACACCTATATTATTGTTCTACGAGTTTAAGGCAGATTGGAGTGCTATAAAAACGCGGTTCCCGTTTGCCACACATATAAAAACCCCCAACTCAGTACGAGATTTCAATGATGGGAAGTTGAGGTTACTGTGTGGTCATTTTCAGTCTATGGGGCATGGGTTAAATCTACAGCACGGCGGGAATCAGATGGTGTTTTATTGTTTGCCGTGGTCAAACGAGCATTACTTACAGGCGGTTGGCAGGTTACACAGACAAGGACAAACTGAGACTACTGTCATTAACTATATTGTTGCAAAGAATACTATCGATGAGCGTGTAGTGGAGTCATTGAAGGCGAAAGAATCAGTACAACAGTCATTATTGGTTGGGTTAGCAAAAGAGGTAGAGAGGTTAAAGTTAATGGAGGAAGTATGACATATTTATATGCGATTTTTGTTTTGCCAATCCTTGTGTTTGTAGGGGTGGTTGATTTTATATTTAGGTTAGTATTAGGGGGTGATAGTGAGTGAAACGAAGTTAGATTTGGTTAATAACCCACCACATTATACTGCGGGAGAGGTTGAGTGTAAGGATGCAATAAAATCTGCGTTAGCTAGCTGTACTGACGGTTACACCGCGTCTTGTATCGGTCAGGTGATTAAGTATGTATGGAGATTTAGATTAAAGGGAGATCCAGTACAGGACTTAGAAAAGGGTGTGTACTGGCTGAATGAGGCGTTGGATAGGCAGAAAGAGATTGCTGAGAAATATCGTGTGTATCATCCATCAAATTCACATGAGCCAAAAAAATAACATGGAGTTTAACTATGAGTGCGTTAAGTTTACGACATTGCCAAAACCGTGTGTCAGCTTTAATTGATGTTTTAAATTCTGGGTTTGGTGGGTTTAAAGCAGTTAGTAGTGGGTCGTATGGCACTACGTTAGAGTGTATGGACGGGTATATATTCACCGCAACTGGTACTGGATTTTTATCATACGCAATAAGTAACAAGGTGAATATTAGACCAAATAGATTATCGGCTATAGAGAACGCTTATGCCGCTAATTATCAGAGGAATGTAGACGGGAGTTTTTTATGGACTAAAATGCAAGTTGCGAAAGACATGGAGAATATACTAGCGGCAGGGGTTCGTAAGGTGGAAGTGCCGCAGTATGATGCTGACTTTGTAGAGCGGTTGGCTTTAGGATCTTCTGGAAGTAGTTTTGAACGTCACCATTCAAACTATGGCAATAATAATAGACGGAGTTCTGTTTAGAGTTGGGGTGGCACTGGATGTGTAGAGAGAAAAGGATAACCATCTACACACCAGAGCCATATCTACCACCAAGTAGATAGGTATAGTGTACTACATTAACGCGACTGGTTCCTACGGTATTCTTCGTCTTCGACATAGGCTTTTTCATACTCCCCTATAAAGCTATTATACCGATGTTTTATATTAGATCTAATGCTTTTATATTTATCGCTTAGTGGGTCTAACCCTTTCAATTCACCTTTTTGGTAGCTAATGTCCTCGTCATAACGCCTAGTCATGCTATTAAGGTTTATAATGTTAGAGTGATCCTCGCGGTATTTCTGACCATCTTTTGTACGCAAATCATAGCCACTAGATATTGTTTTTGCGGCTTCTTTCAAGCTATAGTATTCATCCCGTGTAGCCTTCATATCAAGTGGGTCTGCCTCCCACGACATCGTGAGGGTTTGTACTACAGGGACTTCGTTCCAACCAATGTCACCACCCTCACCTTCAGCTATCTTCGTACCTAACTTACCTAGTGTTACGATAGATGACCCAAACCCACCAGTGAGGTGCGAGAACGCTAGCTTCACAACTTCAGGGGACACATCTATAAACCCAGATTGGTTAGTATCGTAGGTGTCGTTATAAAATACACTGTCAGGATTATCAGTTATACTGAGGTCATTGAACGCTTTCATTATACTTTTAAGTGTTTTGTTTGTTGAGTCCCAAGTCTTAAGGTGATCCATTTTGTTGCGGTCATCATACTGGCCTGACGGGTAGACATTTGTACCCATCCAATTTACATTTCTATACGGTTGGACAATAAGTTTAAGTGCGGTTGGGGTGATTGCGTCTATAAAATCCCCACCACCAAGTGGATTGAAGTTTGCGGATGCGGATAGTATTAACTTTTCTGCAATGTCTGGTATAGACGTATTGGGTTTTGTTGCCGCTTCATGCATCAATGTACCAATGTATGGGAAGATAGCCGCACCGTATGGAAGACGTAAGTTCCAGCTAGTCCCGTCATCGAACAGATATATTAATCGTGATCGCTTATAATGGTGTGGTATCTGATCCCAGTATGGGTTGCCATCCTCGTCCTCACCACCGTCTAAAGAGTTCTTCATTGCTAGGATGAACCCAAGACCAATGAGCAACGCCACAACCTTCTGGTATCTATGGGATGTGAATAGTCTGTGTATTAGGTTAACACCACTCTGAATAGTAGTCGGTCCGAACATATATAATGCACCGATAACCTGACCCCATTCACCTTTCTTACCGTGGTCAACAGAAATGTCTCTGGATAGTTTAGCTGACTTAAGTTTAGAGAGTCCGAAATGAATACCCGCTTCAAACACAGATAATCTTACGGTATTTTCTATAGCACTATTGAAGTTGTCTATCGCTTTAAAGACACTACCGCCTGTCGCCAACATAGATCCGTGGATAGTTCCATACCTATTTAGGTCATTCATAACCTCTTTCATAAGAGCATCAGCATCGCGTAGGTTTGCGTAACTCATAGACCCACCAGCCTTACGCATCTGCTTATAGTTTTTAGCCCACGTAGTGTTTTTCCCAGCTTGAAAGTCTCGTATACCGAAGAAAGCATCTTTAATGTTTTTGATAGCGCGCATAGCGAAGTCACTTTGGGTAGAACCTTCAGAGAACTCCGCGCCACCAACCGTATTAATCAGCATAGACTCAATGTCACGTTGAGCGTTAGTGCCTACGAAGTTAGGGCTGTAGCTAGTGTACATTTTGGAGAGGAATCGTTGATAGCTACTGAGTATTTGGAATACCCGCATGATGTCTGATTCATCACTGACCATCGACCCTTTCAAGGCATTCAATACTAACTTATCGTGGATCGTGACAGCGATAACTTTACCGTCAAACATAGTAGTGAAAGTAGAATCCTTATAGACATAGGAATTGTCTTTTATCATGACAACTTTACGAACCTTAGTAACGTCCCCTGTGTCTACATCTGTTGTTTCTATGGCGCGGATAACTCGGTTCTTGTCTATTGCTGAATCAACGACCTGATCTTTAAGTGCCGCTAACTCTTCCGAGTCTATACCAAAGAACATCTCACCAGCACCAACACCACCCTCAGTACCTTCACGCTCAAGACTGACGTATGACTTAAAGTGGGTACTAGCCATACTCCATAACTTCTTGTCTGGGTGAGCCATGACTAACTCAACAACCTTGTTACCAACCAAGTTCTTATTGACTCTAACTATTGAATCCATGCGACCAGCAATCGTGTGGATAATAGGACTTTCTGCCATTGAGCGTCTACCCATAGCCTTACCAAGACCAGTACCCAAGATAGAGAACTTACTACCACTACCAGATGTAGTCTCATACTGATCGCCACCTTTCAATGGGACATAGTATTGATTTCGTGCTGTTAATATATCTTTTACTTTTTCACTGATAATACCACCGCGTTTTAGCTCCGCTAACGTATCACGATTTATATTCCAAGCGATCTGAGCGGCTTCAAGTAAGTTTTCATGCGTCTGTGGGTTATTGTCTTGTAACTCGTTCAACCACTCTGTTGGGGACAGACCATTGATAGCAGAGTTGATATCTAGTCTTAATCTATCTACTGTTTCCTCTTCCTTGAGTAACTTTTCCAGATGCTTGTCAGTGACCTCCAACGGATTCGTGTACAGACCAGACCCACCATCAGGCATACCGTCATTAATAGAGGCAATGTAGGTGTTCCGCTCATCAGCGTGTTTGACATAGACGAAGAGGTCTAAATCATCAAGACTAATCCCATGTTTATTCATCACACTTATTAACTGTTTGTACTTACCATTCGTAAAATCCTCTACCCCAGTACCAACCTGACCTCTCATCACCTTCTCATGTCCGTGTACATCCTGTTCGTCAGGTAATACCTCTCCGTAAGAGTCTTGTAGATCAGCTATGGGTTGCAGACTATCCGTGAATTTCCTGCGGAGAAACGCATGGGTGTTGCTCAATGATTCGGCAAACGTATTGCCACCACGACCACGGTTCATAAACATAACTTGCTGGGAGTTCTCAGAGTTAGTCTCGTACCGATGACGTTTCTCTCTGATACGCATGGCTAGTCTATTGATAATGCTGTGCAGTTCTGCGACTGTGGTCTTACCTTTAAAGAACCCCATCTTACGCAACACCTTCGCTATGAAGGATGCGATCTTCATGAATAATTCTTGCGCTTTCCCAAGTTTACTTTCGGCAAGGTAGGCTAAGACTTCTTCTGCTTTTACTGACTCTGGGGAATCTCCGTATCGCTCGTCAATTTTCTTCCAGATTTTAGACATCCACAAGACTTTCCGTGATGCACTAATCTTATCTATAATTGACTTCTTCTCTTTCGGATCTAGTAGGTTCAGACCGTAGTGAGCGATGACCTCATGGCGCATAGTGGAGCGCACATCTTCTTCACTGTGCATATGCTCCGCAATCAAGATCACCACATTGTGAACTGGGTCGTAACCACCAGCACGAATACCAACTTTATCTACTGTGGCTTCAGATCCAAATGCCTCAACTTGTGTCGCGTATACTTGGATTCTAGGGGAGTCAACGCTATCGTGTAGTTTGAGTTCCGCCACCATGCGTTGTGCCGCTACCCCAACCTCGTCCGTAGACATGGAGTCACCAAACTGTGGATCTCTAGAAGACCCCATGATTCTCGATAGTATCTCTGGAGAATTATCATCCTCAGATTTAGGCTCTACTTTAGTCTCAAATGTATTTTCAGCAGGCTTGGCTTCTGGCATACCAGCTTTGATGAACGCATCTCGGGAAGACCCCATTGCGTAGAGATCGACTAGACCCTTGACCTCATCATTACCAATCAGGGTAGTTATAACTTCATGCATATTCTCGGTTGAGAACACGGCAGACATTGAACTACCACTCCTACCAGCAAACAGCAACCCACTGTCTTTCAAACGCTTAGAGTGAAGAACCGCGTTAAACTCTTGTTTCTTAGCGGCTTTAGTAAGTGGTAGTGCGTCTTTACCCGCCTTACTATTAATTACTATTTTCATTATCCCATCGTGTGGGACTATCTGGACTGCCCTTGTCGGGGAGTGTATAGCTGTGGTGGGTGAGAATGGGTGTTTCACCGCACGACGTGGGCCAATTCTCTCGTTATCCCACCAATCTTTCTGGTAGTCACTTAAGAAATTCGTTATGTACTCAGGCTTAAGTAACAGGAATGGCTGTGACGAGTCTGATGACATATCAAAGTTTTTAGCAAACTGTTTAGAGAGTAAGAATCCAGTATGGACAGCGCCATGCTCATCGGTAAATCTAATCACAGTGCCATTTAACTTACTTGCCACAGCTATAAGATTACCCGTGGCTATAACCCGCTCTTCTCTAAGTTCAAGGTTGGCTTTCTTATCGAATATAGGTTTTAAAAGATCGGCTAGCAGTGTGATGTTCTTATGTAATTTTGCGGAAGATTTACCAGAACCACCAGCAGATTTAACTCCTTCTTCTACTATATTCTTGCCTAGATCTACTACAACAGAACCCTTTTGTGGAAATCCTGTAAGTGGGTTTATTAACTTTGTTAGGGGTAATTTGATCTGGCGCATACCACTAGCGACCATAAATGTCACTGAGGTTTTACCTAGAGTGTACGGTGATCCAATACCTGTCTGGTGCGAATCTCTAACATCCACAACAATCCCATGCATGATGTCACCATCAATATCCAACTTCACAGCACGACCGACAGTGAAGATGGACGTAATTGCTTGTGTTGTTATGTTGGTGATGTGTTGGTTAGCACCCAACTGAATATCTTGATCTTCAATTGCGGTCTCAATTGCTTTTATCTCTTTTTTATAATCAACGGGGTCTTCTGTGACCGTTCTAGCTATCGCTTTGTGCCGTCTGGCTATCCTTTCCTCATACTCTAGTTCCTTTTTAAGTTGACCTAACGCTGTTAAATTAGCCTCCATAGAGATAGTATACTCAGCATCTTTATCTGCCTTAAGTTTTGAGTCTAGTATGGTCTTAGCAAAAGCTTCGGGAGAACCCGTATCACCTAACGATTTAGATATGGCATACGCCACATCTTTTCCTTTAGGTGGTTTACCCTGTGACTTCATGCTAACTTTGTGCAGGATTGTGTTAACCCCGAACAGATGAGTCGGATCTCTACCCTCAAGAAATACTATTGAGAAAAGTATCTTAGCCTTGAGGTCTAAAACTTGTGTTGTGAGTTCGTTTTGACCGACAGTGTTTAGGTAATCTATATTATCCTTATAATCAGAATTAATCTGTCGGTATATAGCGTCTAGTTTGTCGGTGTCTAGGAGGGCGGCTCTACCAGTAAACTTCCTAGCTATATCAATCTGTGATTCTTTATCTGGTTCTGTAACCATATTTTTATGTAGACCAAGGACTTCTGCTATTTCACGGTTGTCTACTAAGAAATCATTTACTATCTCATCACCGTACTTGTTGAAAATGTCAGGTGCATCAACTGATACATCAGACTTGTCATTAGCAGAGGTGTTAGCATTAAGTGACGCTAGTTTACGAGCCAGAACAATAACTGCCCTGATCTCGGCTGGAAGTGCGGTACTTAATAACGTGTACTTAGGTAGTCTGACCTGACCTGTGCGATTGATCCTACCGAGTAACTGCATGAATCTGTTAATGTCACCCATTGGTTGTAGTACCAACATATGACGAACTTTTTGGTCATCGTACTTCTCTGATGCGTGGATGCTAAGACCTGTTGATCCTGCCTGATTAACAATCAGACCATCTAACACACCAGAGTTGAAGTCATCTACAATACCGCGCTTGTCAGGTTTCGGTCTAGAGTCAAGTGTTGGTACGCCAATATCACCATCAACACTACCTAGACTGTTATCATAGTTCAAACGAATAGTACGACCTGTGATCTCACCCATATTTATATTATGGTCAGAGAGTTTTCGTATAAGGTAATCTATGGGTGATATGGGGATAACTAACTCTTCAAGATCACCTACCAGATTGTTGATTGCCGAGTACGCCTTGTCATACGCATCGCTAGTTGTCTTCGATAACTTGGAAATTGGGAATGGGCTTGGGTCATCTAGCGAGCCTTTCTCTTTCACAAGAAGTGTTCTATCTAATGCACGCGTCAATACATCAGAGAAATTAGCCTCAATAACATCACCATTTACTAACCCATTCTCAGATGAGTAATGCTCTATAAAACTCATCATGGTATTCTGGATGCCGATGACAATCTTCTCATCATTACTATGAGCCTCTAAAGCCCACGCCACAGCATCTTCTACCTTGACTGCCATCAGTATTTGGTTGATGTAGTTGTGTACAGTAGAACTAAAGGATGTGTGGTCTAGTGTAGGTGCTACTGATTTACTAGCCCCAACACTAGATAACTGCATTTTGAGAACCTTATTAGCGGCATGGATGTCATTGTCGTGGAACGATCTATCTGCTTCAATAATGGCTCGTAAGACAGTGGTGACGGCATCAAATAACTCTGCGTGATGCTCCTTCTGGTCGGTTAATACTGTCTTGTTAACCTCGATGCCTTTAAAACTACGCTCCCTACGCATAACCTGACCATATTCTGCAAGGGTGGACGTAGATATTGTCTGTAGTGGGATGCCACCAACAGCTAACGCTGAACCTATGTCACCTTCTTTACGAACAGCTATCCGCAAGTCGGTATTCATGAACCCGCCCAGATTGTCTGGGGTCTTAGCAAATGTGGCAGATAGGTACACGGTAGGTTTGCCAGAAATGACATCAGTCATGAATCCAGCACCAGTAACTTTAGGATCTTCCTTATTAACCTTTCTCGTTTTCTCCCCTGCTATATTGTGAGCCTCGTCCAAGACGAACAATGCTCTATCCGCTATAGCCTCTACGACTTTCCGCTGGATGTTGTCCGAGGTGATCTGTGAGTACGTGAAGAACAGGGAGTTAATACCATCGGGCAACTCACCAGTTTCAATAATACTTTCAAATGTCTGTTTGCGTTTTACACCTTTAGTAACGTGTATGAGTTTAGAGGTTGGCTTATTGCCAGCAATCATGCCATCTATTATTATATCCGCCTCTGAGGTGGTTATCTCCCAATTACTTACTTGTGTTTCGATAGATGCTATAGCATCAGATAAATCCTCTGTGACCTTAACCGTTATGCCCTCTTTATCATTAAAGATGAACGGTACAATATCGGTTGTTCCTATATCAGCAAGGTCATCCCACATATCCGTGAATAGGTTAGGGTCTATCGTTACGAACACAGGTATTTTGCCGATCTTCTTAGCGTATCTGATGAGAGCCGCGGCTTGTCGACCTTTACCAACACCCGTCTGGTCGGCAATGATTGTCGCGCCACCGTTATTGATGTTATATATAGCAGAGGCTACACCATCGACCTGTAACCCCATAAGCCCTTTCCAGAGTTCATCAACGGATTTGTACCCTAATTCCTCCATGACATACTGGTCAATGTCACCTACCTCTGACTCCAGTTTATTCAGGAAACGCTCCGTTGGTTCTTTCAGTGCTACTGGTATGAGTACGGACTCGTTGAACCCACGACTCTTAACTGGGTAGGGTACTTGGTAATCTGACCCCTGCTCTTCTACTTTATCAGGTTGAGTACCTTGCTCGTCAGTAGACTCTTCTACTATCACATCTTCAACAGTATCTAACAACTCAGAGTGCATAACCTCAGTTGAAGGTTTCCCATCAGCGTCAACAAACCCACCATCTTTAGTAATTAACTCGATGATAGAGGTTGTACCCTCGCTATTAGGATCTGCAACCGCTTGATACACACCCATCATCTCAGTTATTTCTATAGCCTTCGCCATGACAACACCGAGTGCTTTAGATATCTGAGCCAACACAAACTTTGTCGCCTCTTTAAATTTTGTGTACCCAGCAGAGATGGCAACTTCGAAAAGTTTAGCTAACGCAGGAAATAACTTTGCTTTTTCTTCAGGAGTGAGTGTTTGCGTCTTAGTGACATCCACTAATATATCGAAAATGGTGTTCATACCACTGTCCAACTTCTCCTGTAGTTCAGGAGATAGACTTGACCCATCTTTAGCTTTAGGTGTTACTCCCTCAGTGACGCGCTTAGTTGCTCCATCATCAGGTGTAGATCCTGTTCCGCTATCTCCTGTACTATCTCTTGATACATTTTTCCCTGTGTCGGTATCCCCTGTAGGTTGTTTGTCGGGAAGTGCGACATCAGGTACATCAGTGAGTCCGATTCCTCCAGTGGGATCTCCAGTTCCGATGTCGGGTGATCCAACATCAGGTCGTGTATCTCCGGTACTAGGTCTTCCGTCAACCTTAGGATCTCCTGTTCCAACACCCCCTCCGCTTCCGCTTCCTCCAGTAGTTGTCTTATTTTGTAAGCCACTCTCTTTTTTATCTGGAGTAATGACTTCGGGGGTCTGTCCGTCCAATGCGCCATCGCCATCTTTGATGAGTGACTCATCTCCGGATGGTTCGGATACCACAGTTTTTCTTGTGCTTCTTTCATATACCTCGTCCCATGTTGTAAATCTATCTACGTGTGTATCAAGACCATCCCCAGATCTAAGCCAAGATAGTCTGGTCTCATCTGATGTTGGTGTTTTACCCTCTATCTTAATAACCCTTACTGGGTAGGTCGTGCCTTGTGATTTATACAAATTACCACCAACCTCAAACACATCGGTTACATTGTATTTCTTGGTCAACTCCCTAAAAAACTTCTGATCAGATGGCGATATATTACCAACCCTTTTGGTTTGGTCTCCAGAGATGATAAACACCGCAGTCCCATCATCCTCTAACCGCTCCATACTTTTCTTTAGGATGATCTGGTCTATATTACTAAGCATCCCATGTTTTCCAAACGGTGGGTTAGCCACGACCACCTCAAAGATGTCATTAGTCGGGGTGTCAGTTAATATATTCTCATTCCATACATTGGTAAATCCAGCAGACTTTAGATTCTTAACCCTATTCGGATCTAACTCATTAACAAATGTATAGTTATCTCTCTCTGAACCAATGAGTAACATCCCATTCCCAGCAGTCGGCTCATAAATAGTAGGTTGTTCACCAGCTACGTATGGGTTGCCATCCTCTGACTCCGCTACACCTGACATTATAGAGACAGCATAGGCAAGTGGTGCTGGGGTGCTATATTGTTGTTTATCCATAGATTCCGAAGTTCGGATATTCAAGTTCGGTATCTTCGCAGTCAACGCTATGATGGCATCAAACTTCTCTCTAAGTGTACCTTCTCCACGGGAAATCTTATGTGCGCGATCTACTAATATAACCTCAATTAGTTCTTGAGCATCCTTTTGTTCAAGAGAATCAGGTATAGCTTTAGGGTTATCAGACACACCCTGCATAATCTTTTTAAGAGCATTGTTATTCTTGATGCCATCCCCATCAATAGCATCACTGAGGGCTTGTTTTAATCTGGTCTTGTAGGCATCTATAGACTCAGCCTCAAGCCTGCCAGATGTTGGAATTACTTTTGTTTCTTCTTGTCCTTCTTCTTGGATTTCTGTTTCTTGTAAGCTACCACTTGTATCACCTCCCTCTTTTTTACCAACTAAGTTTTCAAAATCTGTGATGCTGACTTGGTAAACCTGATCCCCAGTGGATATTGGCGTTCCAGAACCATAGGTTCTAGCTATATCAAAATCATCAGGCATAGTAGTCGGTTCTCCAGAGTAACCTAACTGCCTAAGTATAGTGCCAGCATCACCACTGTCTATACGCACATAACCAAAGACACCGTCATCGGTATTACGCTCTGCCCCAACCCATGTAAAGTCCTCAGATGGGGGACGATTCTTGCGTAGAATGTACTCAGTCTCACCGTTATGTGGTCTGGTGTCAATGTGGTGGGTATCTTCAAGACCGCGATTGATTTGATTCTTTTCCGCTCGTCCTTTAGTCCATACCCAAGTTCTATTCTTCGCCTCATGGATGTCCTGATCTTTCCACTTATCTCTCTGCTTCTGACTCCTACTCGCGCTAGCTAACTCTTTCTTATCAATGTCAGCTTGGTTCTCTTCTGGCACAGAATCAACTATCTGCCCACCACTCTTAATGAGGTTAGCCCACTCATCATCAGTTAGAACCTCGTCTGTCTCATTCGACTTGATAGCAAACACACCATTCTCACTATCCACTTCAACACCATAATTATTGGTTATGTTGTTGATGCCATGCTTCTTAGCTAGTTGTATCATGCCCAAAAAAGCATTAGTCGTCCAATCAGTGTCACTACCCACTTTAAAGTTATTTATAGGGAATGAGTTTTTAGCTTGGGTATCTTCTGTGGTTACAGGATCTTCTGGTTGTTCTGGCTCGACAGCATCTGGGATTATTCCTCCAGTGGTATCTCCTTGTGGGTCAACTGTGATAACTCCGTCACCTTCATCGGCAACCACGATTGGTGTCTCTGGAGTTGTGGGGGTAGGGTCTGGTGTTTGTGCTTTGTTAAGAAGATCACGCAAATGCTGTGCGTCACTAGACTCGGTAGTGGTACTACTTGGGGTGTCATCATTAATTGGTACTACTGGGGTTGGGGCAGAGTTCACACCATTGTAGGCATCACCAGCAGATTGCTGGTCAGCTACTATCTGCTCCGACTCTATGAGTTTTTGACCATCTATATCTTGAGGTTGTACTGTGTCCTCTGGGTTAGGGGATGGGTCATTGGGTTGACTACTGTCATAGCGTGAGGTGAACCCATCGAAGTCGTATGGTGCTTCACCACCGCGCATCACATTATCTCTACCCTTATTGTTTAGCATGGATAGTGCAGAAATCTCAATGGTGGATGCACCAACACCTATAAGACCTTCAAGTGTGGCATCTTGCCACGCCAGATTATGGTCAATCAGGGGTTTATCAGGGTCTCTAGCTATTTCCTGCGCCAAGTTACCTAACAACTCTCCAGTGAACTCAGAGCCACCTTGAATACCAGCGGCTTTAAGTCCCTTAGTTATTGCGTGTGACGAACCAGATGCCACCTTACCCATCATGCCAAGACTCAACCGATCAACTAGACCAAGAATTAACCCTTTAGTCGCGGCAGGAACTCGCTCTGTGTTGAGTAGATCACCTTCTGCTATAGCTTTTGCGATATTGTCCCTGTCTAGTGGGTCTAAACCCCTCTCGATAAGATATGTATTGACTGCACCTCGAACTGCCGACCCATACTCTAGTGCGACAGACACCGCGCCACCACCAGCAATAGTTCCAATTGTGCCACCAGCAAGCGCACCCGGTGGACCACCTACCGATCCGATTTTAGCACCAGTAAATCCACCAGCGACCATAGCTGGGACATGAGATGCGTACTGGCTCATGTTCTCGGCTAACAGCCCAGTAGCACCTTTAAATTCATCATAAACAGCCTTACCCACATCTATTGGGTCTTCTGCCTTCTCGTATGCTTTGTAAAACCTGTCCGTTGGCAAATCATTTGGGTGGTCAAAGTCATACTGGTTTTGGGCTAGTATGGTATCAATGGCATGGTCAGTCTGCCCAGTGAACCCTGCGGCTGTGAGTTGCAGACTGTTTCCATCTCGTTGAAGACCATGCTTAAAATGATTGGCTAGGAATGTTGAGTGGTCAGGATTATAAGCCTCTTCCAACTCACGCATCCTTTCCTTATGGGAATCCTCCGCTAGTTTATTAGATGTCCCACCGAAGGATGTGATGTTACCTAATATACGCTCGTATTCTTCTGTACTTAGCTGGTTTTCCGAGTTAGCCATAAGTATTAATCTCTATATATGTAATTCGTTGTGTAGTGGTTATGGTATTACAGACCAAAAAGACCACTACCTTGAGTACGATTCTTGCTTTGTTGTGGTTCAATCTTAGGAGTTTTTGGCGCATTATCCATATCCAACATCGCTTGCTGATCTGGGGTAACTGGCAAGTTTGGTGAGGGATTTTTGGTAGTGCCACTAATCAGATCTATGACCTCGCTTGATGGTATGTGTGGGTATGGTGACTTGTCGTCCACACCACGCATTTTAGAGGTAATTACACTCATTGCTAATTCACTTGCTTGGGCTTCAGGCACAGGTTTGCCGTTGGTATAACTACCTCTCATGAACCCATCTATTAACTGCGCTACAGCAGTAACATCATTCCCACGCAAATTACCCGTGTTGTCGAACTTATATTTATTCGATCCAGCAGATAGTAAGGTACTAGCTAACTTAGTCGCTCTTACTGATAGATTACTCTTACGCGTAATATCCGCCCGATTCTCCCAATCTTCTTGTTGACCGCTTCTGTTACGGGCGTATTTTGCGGCTTCAACACCTTCAAGGTATTTCTGCCTACGCATCCACCCACGATTAGCCATCTGATCTTTAAGGACTTCCTTCTGAAACTCTCCAGCACCTTCAAAGAACCCTTTTGCCGCTTTCCTTAGTATACTCATCTTCTTCCTCCTTGCTGTGGCATAGGTCGTTGCGGGCGTTGACCTTGCTGTGGCATAGGTCGTTGCGGGCGTTGACCTTGCTGTGGTCTTTGCTCACGACCTCTTTGCTCACGACCTCTTTGCTCACGACCTCTTTGCTCACGACCTCTTTGCTCACGACCTCTTTGTTCACCCTGTCCCATTGTAGCCTCTAAATCCTTAGTGGCAGACCTAACTTCTTCTGGGTTCATTCCTTGAAGTGCATTAGCTATATGTTCATCACTTACACCATAATGCTCAATTAGATTCCTAACTGCAAGTTGACTCGCTTTAATAACTGCTTGCTCAGGGACGGGTTTCTTAGTCTGCGATTCAATTAACTCTTCAACCATCTGAGTCACTTGCTCTGTTAAGGGCAATATCAAATCTTCGGGTATCTGATCTCCGTTCTTCTCATCAACCTTGATGACTGACATACTAATCATGTCTGCCATGCCTTCAACAGAGTCCTGATTGTTACCACCTAACTTTAAAAGTTTGCTGGCAATCTCATCTGAATACAGGAGTTCCATTGCGTTATCGACATACTTATCAAACTCAGCGTTACTCTCACCCTGACCTTGGGGTTGTTGAGAACCCTGACCTTGGGGTTGTTGAGGCTGTGCCCTCTCACGCTCCTGTTCAGCGGCTATAATTCCCTGCTTGTCATAGGGAAACTTCTTTCCATTTACTTCTGGCATATTAATCTCCTATGCAAACTGTGTCTGTTCTGATTTGGTAATTGCGCCCTCAAGGTATAACTTGTCCATATAAGCGGCTTGCTGTTCTGGTGTCATGGTGGCTAATGCCATTCTAATAGCCTCATCTTTGGGAGTTCCCTGTGTCTGTCTGGCACTTGCTGATTGTCTGGGTTGTGTGAATTTACTACCACTAGAGACATTGCCTGGTTGATTAAGATTTTGTAACGCCCTGCCTTCACCCATTGCTTTACCATATGCCTCTTCCTCCGCGGAATCTGAAAATATACTAGCCCCAGCGTTCAACATTCCGTACTGAACCCACGGATTTCCTGCCATGCCCCAATTCTTACTATCACCTTTCGGACCAAGTAAATACTCTTGGGTTTTATTCCCTAGATTAGCCGCGCCAGATAATAAACCTTGACCAGTTTTGACTATGTCACCACCACCAGTAGCTAGATTCTCAAGAGGTAATGATTGTCCAGCGGCTATAGGTGGTCGTTCACCAAGACCAAATGTACTAGCACCAACAGTATTATTCGCATGGGCTGTTTGTAGTAGCCGTGGGTCTGCCCGATTGACAGATTGCCCTAGAGGTATTTTAGGTGCTGACCAACCCTCACCACCTAGAAACTCAGCCGCCATATCGTTCTGCCCCTGTTCAATCTGACCGTCTAACCCTGTCTCTAGAGCAAATGTCCCTTCAAGCGGGGCATCGTTGCGGTTAGCACCAAATAAAGCACCAAACCACCCACCCTTACTACTTGCTGGAGCGTCAAGGTCACCAGATGTTACAGGCGCACCAGAGAACTTACCGTAAATACTACCAGTGCCAGCAGGATTCCAATACCCAAGAGCCGCACCACCAAAGTAGGCGGTTGCTCCAACCAGTGCTGTCTTCCACCAGTTCTTACCGCTGAAAGCTGACTTAACAAAGTTGCCGATTCCAGAAAAGATGTTCTTAGTCCCTTTCCATAACTTGCCGAAAAATCCCATGATTACTGTCCTTTAAAAAATGTGTGTGTAGTTGTGGGACTCAGCCCAAGCCGTGTTAATAAAACTGCCATGCGTGGAGGAACAATGAAGTCTGTCGTGACTACCTTAATCGCCCCACTTGATCTCACCCACGCAAGCATCTCTCTTAGCATCGAGACTCCCGCGCCTTTTGTCGTGGTGGTTAATAATAAAATTGATAAATGTTTTCGTTCAAACCAAAGACCTTGATGCGAGATAGCCACCAAAGCACCTGTCACCTTACCCTCTTCCTCAGAGACCCAACAGAAGTTAGACTTCGTGGAGATTGACTCCGTGACTAACTGCTTAATCTTCTTCTTGTCTGGTCTGACGGGGAACTTCTCAGCCTCGGTTAACGCTATGTTCACGACTGCTGATAAGTCTTTTAATGTTGCTGGTCTATATCGCTTCGTCAAAGTTAAACTGTCCGTTTCGTTGTTCAGCCTCTAGCCCCGCTGTTGCGGCTTTTGTTGCGTCAATAGTGTAGCGTTTAGCATTGTTATTAGCGTTGGCTGTTGTAATAAAGTTGCTCGGTGCTGTTGGTGTTGCAGATGAAACTGTAGGATTGTACCTACTTGTGATACCAACATCGAAGGCATCTGTGTTAGTGTCAAGTGTGGCGTAGGGGTCAGCACTATAGCGTGGTGATGTTACGTTGCCTATCAGCTTAGGTGCGTCCTCTTCAAAGTTGAACCCTTGGATAGAGGGATTGTACGTTGGGGTGTTTGCTATATTTGCTATGTTAGACCCGCCTACCCAGTATTTGTCATCGTGGATACCTGTCCCACGGTTGTAGAACAACGAGTCATCTATAGATTGGTCTTCCCCAGTGTTTATAGTCGGTAGGCTTGCACCTATGTCAATGTCGCTGACATCAGCAAAGTCCTCTACCGTAGTTTTCTTATCAGGGTCGTATTTCCCATCTTTGTCGTACCCATCTCTATCATACCCACGCGCATCAAACCCGTATATGTTAAACCCACCATCACCGTAAGTCGTACCACCTGTGAGACCTGTTAGTCTTGAATCTAGAGCAGATATACCACCCAGAACCCCCGATAAATCTGGTGCTGGGGTAGTAATAGTCGTAGTACCCCCGCCCCCATTGCTTATCCCACCAATACGTGTGTCTATACCCCCAAGCCGTGTGTCTATACCATCAAATCTAGCGTTGATCTGCCCCATGTATTGGGAGAAGTCGAAGGTTTGATCTGGGATATCAATGTCTGGATCTGGGATATCAATGTCTGGATCTGGAATATCAATGTCTGGATCTGGAATATCAATGTCTGGATCTGGAATATCAATGTCTGGATCTGGAATATCAATATCTGGATCTGGAATATCAATATCTGGATCTGGAATATCAATATCTGGATCTGGAATATCAATATCTGGATCTGGAATATCAATATCTGGATCTGGCGATTCCCCAGCCTTCAAATCCAACCACTCTTGTATTTGGACAGCTTCAAACTCTGTACCAGCCGAATCTTTAAGTCCCAACTCAGACAACTGGGTAGCGGTCATCTCAGACGCTAGTATGCCAGCGTAAAGACTGTCTAGCGTACCCTTTTGAACATGGTGGTTGATGTAGTCTTTTTTGTCTTGTGTTGATCCTGAGATGAGGGATTCTGAAAATGCAACAAACGGATTGCTGTGGTTATAGGTAAGGGATGTATACCCCTCAATCCCTGTTATCAGTACTCGGTCAGTTAGCCCATTTATGTTACTTACACCATCCCTTTGCTGGGTCAAATCACCAATATGAATTACATAATAGTCACTCCCATCTTCTGAACGACCCATGGTAACATGGGGGTCTACTGATTCCATTATCGTACCGTCCCCGTCTAACCTATACAGTTCAGGATCAGAGCCACTGGTATAGGCGTTAACTACTATTCCAATTTGCGGGTAGCCACTAGCATCCGTATACTCTACAAGCCTACCATCTGTGGTACTGACATATCCCCCAGTAGCCTCGCCTTTAGCAAATGACATCTCATTACCCGTGGATGCCTCGGCAGGGGAGACTAACAAGTCTAGGAACGCAAGACTCATACCATCACCAGACTCATTCATGAGTCCAAAATCTTCCCCATCAACCGACCATTTACTAGGGTCATTCCCCAAACTAATCCCAAGCGCACTCTCTATATCTTCTTTAGTAGCCCACCCGTTTTCTATGGCAGTTACAGCTTCAAAACCGAAGGCGGTAACGGGGGATGAAAATGGATTTGTAGTGTGGGTGTCTGATTGTAGATACCCGACTATTGAAGATAGCGCGGCATCCACTGGCAGACCAGTGACCTGAGTAGCTAGAGTACTTAGAGTCTCTATAATAGAATTGCCTGATACCTCGTCCATCCACCCACTTGCGGTATCAATAACCCCGTCCATTCCTTGGAATAAGAACGTCTGGACTACCTCTCCCATGCTTGCCCCCAGACTAGCCCTAACGGCTAAGTCAGCTAGGGGTTCTGTTACAGTCGCAGAGTTAACGAAATTCTTAATTAGGTTACTAGCCTCAGTGATCTCCCCAACATTGCCCAGTGTTAGGTCGGCATTAGTGTAAACGAGGTCGTACCCGACCTCCACTAAACTAGCTAATACGTTAACTCCGTAGACTTTGTTAGTTATAAAATTAGTAAGGGCATTACTGGGTATAAGGTTATTTTCTTTAGCAACCCACACACCTTTGTTATAGACATCCCCGCTAGGCAGTACCCCTGTGAATGGTTTCTCTTCTTCAAACCCCTCATCCACATGACTGTACCTGACCAACTCACCATCAATGGCATTGCCTGTTTCTGGGTCAAGACCTGTTAAAGGAGGAAGGTATTTACTGACCTCGACAGAGTCATATTTAAGTTCCCCAGTGGCACTATCGTAAGAGTTCCAAAACGTAGCGTTCTCTGTTAGGAAGTTCTCCAACTCAGAGGACTTTATGTGGTACATATCTGCAAGGATGTCGTTGGTAAAACCAATCTCGGTAGCGGCTTCTAGAAGAGTCTCCGTTGTCCAATCACCCGACTTCTGTAACGAATCTATTGTGTCAGATACGAGTCTTTGCCCCGCTTCATTTAAGTACCCCTCACTGTTTAATACCGATGGGTTTATTTTTCCATCGTTGAGGACTAGGCTGAATCCACCTACGATGTTGGAGGCTAGGTCGGCAGAGAGGTCTGGTGGGTATTCTAAAAGAGGGGAGAAGGTAGAATCTAAGTTTTTAAATAGCCCGTTGGAGACAACTTGACCATTGGGGAGAATCCCAGAGAAGGGTTGACCATCAAAGTTCGTGACTAACCCACCCGTTAATTCATAATTCTCGTTAAGACCGCCTAGATTCGGGGCGTAACCCTCACTATCTCCTGAGTAGTCAAGGGTGTTAGTCTCTTTGTCGTATCTACCCCAGAACTCTGCGTTGCCAGTTAAGAAATTAGAGACCTCTGAGGTTTCAATACCGTAGTATTCTCCGACTGCTTGAGTGCTAACCCCAGATCGACCCAACGTAGCTACAATCTGATCAGTGGAGTACCCAACATCCTGTTGTGCCGAAATATACTCACCCAAAGATAAGGTCATACCATCGTAACCGTAACGCTGACCGCCCAGCCCAGCGGAAGAGTTAGCCACAAACTGGCTTATATTCTCATGCCATGGTTCAACAGAACCACCTTTCAATAGGGCAACTTTCTCCCCTGTAGTGAAGCTAAGATATGTGGAAAGGTAGTTAGGGTCTAACGAGGTTCCCGTTACTGTCCCAGCGGGGACGTAAACTCCATTTGAATATGTAGCCCAAGCCGTTGTGTTTACTGTTGTATTTGGGAGGTACTGAATATTACCCTTATATATCACCCGACCATCTTTTGGGAGAAGCCCAGAGAAGAGGCTACCGTCAGGGTTCGTGTATGTATATTTATTCCCAAAAACATCTGCTGTAGCGTTAATGTCATAGTTGAATGTGATCAAAGGTGTGCCGTACAGATCAGTCCCTAGTTTACTGAATGTACCTTTCCCCTTGTCATAGTTACCCCAGAACTTGGCGTTACTAGTCATAAAAGCGTCAACAGACGCTTTATCATTTTCTGGGAGACCGTAAAGTGCCGCAACTATGGAATGGGCTGGGAGTTCCCCCTCGGTTTCTGAAACCCCATCTATACTAGTCTCTAGACCAGTTAGTATGTCAGTTGGACTCGCCCCTTTATCCTGTGACCATTGGACATACTCCACAACTTGATTCCATGAATAGCCACCATCAGCAGAGTTACCCGCAAGCCACTTCAGGTCGTGACCCGTGTACATACCGTATTCTAAATCCACATCCCCCCAGAACTCTTGAAACTCTTCTGACTCCCATCTGGCATCAGTCCCCTTGTACTCACCAGTTTCTAGGTCGACATCCTTCCAAAAGTCTGCATAATCCTCATCACTCTCCCAAACATTTTCATTAACATTAGCGGTAAAGGATTGTGGTCTCTGTGTAGGTAAAGTTAATTGCTCCCCAAAAGAAGTATTCGCATTAACACCAATCCCCCAATCAATCTCCCAACCGCTACTAGGGTCGAACCCACCATTGATATACCAGTCACCACTATAAGTGGTAGACCCTAGCCAATTATCACTACCACTCCAAGTGTGGGAGGATAACAGGCTTAATCCTTCAGGCTCTGTAGATTTGGTAACTTGTGTATCGTCCTCAAAATTAAACCCACTCGTTCCAATCTGATGTGTGTCTGCCCCACTAGCAGAGTTACCAGAACCAGCAGTAACAACATTCAAGTCCTCTAAAGCGGATGATATTAGCCCAGTGTTTGTTTGGTCTTCAGCCAAACCAACCGCATCCGTTATAGAAGTAACTGAGGTTGTCCCATCAGGGTTGGATAGACCAGTGGGGTCTTTTAAATCTAAACTACTTATATCCACTGCCGATAAATCAAGAGAATCTACCTTTGCTTGGAACTCTTCTTGGTTCTGCTTATTTTTTACAACATAAGGTACTTCAATACTATCAAACGCATCCTCTTCATAAAGACCCCCAAAGAACTCTTCAGCTACGTCTATAACCTCTTCTTTTGTCTGAGCCTCTGGTGCATAAGTCTCTGCAATCGCATTTACAACGTCAGTTATCGGCACACCATAAGTGTCTGCACCTTCCTTGATAGCGTTATCTTTCTCGGAGTCTGAGATGCTGGTGTCGGCTAAAATAGCCGCAACATACTCTCGTATCTGGTCAGCAGATATGTCTACGGAAGTGCCGTTACTATGGGTATACTGTGCCATGTATTAAACCTTAAACAGTTTGTAAGTCAGATACTTGCTGTTGAACACCTAGTGCCGCAGAGTCAAATGCTAATAGAACATCAATGGCATCTTCTGCTTTTGTCCATACACCATCAATAGCTAGTTCCTTTGACTCTTTCGTCAACGTAGCATCCTGTTGGATAGCTACTAAAGATGTTAAGAATGATGAATAGATAGTGGATGCAGATCGTGAAGTCTGTGCTAACGAATTGAAGTTTGACTCAAGCGTTAACAAGTTGCCCCGCATGGTCTCATCTAACCCTTTCATCACGGTGTCATGTAACTGAACATCATCTTGAGTTTTCATGAGAGCATCGTTCTTAGCTGTTATTGTGCCACCACCGCCTACACTACCAGCGGCTTGTATAACTTCATTTGTTGATGGATCAGTTATCTCAGCCGCATAGTCCCCAGTACCTACAGTTTGCTCATAAAGCTGATCCCTAGCTGTAGCGTCTATGTCTGCTTTAGATTGTAGAAGACCGCCACCACCAACAGTCCCAGCGGGTGTTGTAACTGTACCTGTTGAGTCAACTATCTCGGATGCGTAGTCACCAGTACCCATTTGTTGGGCGTATGCTTGGTCTGCTGAGTCAGTCTTAAAACCTTGAGCCTGTGACGCAGTACCAAATGTATTCATGGCATTTTGATTAGCAAGACCCTGTGTCTGGTATGCCTTTGCATCTGCCTGTGCTATTGGCAACGCGGCAGATAACACTGCCTCTTGCCCCGCTTGGTTCGCCATGCTGGTGTTGAGCAAGCCGCGTTTGTTTGCCGCTTGATTTGCCCGTGTGGTTGCCCGCGTCATTAAAGGGTTCGTGTACACACCCTGATCGTTAGTAGCTGTGATGTTACCTAGCTGACCTTGAACAGTCTGGGAGGTTGATACGTTCCCAAGTGCTGGTAGTGGTTTAATATCGGTGGGCTGAGTATAGTTCAGTAGCCCACTCGCGTTATCTGTGCCTAGATTGAGTTCGTTAGTTTGAGCCATGAGTTTTTACTGCCTTTTCCAATTTGAGTTACTATCTGATAAGAAAAACACTTTCTCATCACCTTTAAAATCACAGTGCAAAAACCCATTCTC